CGCAGATCGAGCAACAGCAGGCGCAGAACGCCGCGATCCAGCTTCAGGTCAAGACCCAGGCGGAAATCGAGCTGGCCCGGATCAAGGCCGAACTCGACGTCAGGATGGCGCTGCTCGACGCGCATCTGAAAGCGGCGGGCGCGCAGCAGAAAATGCACCACGCCGAGGCGCAGCATGACATGGACGCGGCCGAGACCGCGCTTGGCATGATGGCGACGGCGCAGGGCCACGACATGAAGATGCCAACGATCACCAACGCGGCGGGCCAATCCAATGACCGATGAGTGCAAACTCGACCAGGCCGTCGCCAGGGCGGTCCGCGCCGAGGCGCTGCTCGACGACGAACTGTTGGCGGAAGCCTTCAACGGGCTGGAAGCGAATTATACCGCGGCGTGGCGGGCCACCACCATCGACGACGCTGCCGCCCGCGAGAAACTGTTTCTCGCCATCAATATCGTCGGCAAGGTGCGCGATCACCTCACCGCCATCCTCGCCAACGGCAAACTGGCCCAAGCCGAACTGAAAGAGCTTGCGCAGGTGTCGGAGCGCCGGAAGCGATTTGGGATTCTGTGAGACCATAACGCTGTGTGTAGCACAAGTTGGGAACGTGTTTTCGCACAAGCCTCACTATGTTTCACGGACGCCGCTTTCGCCGGCTTTTGGGTTCAAGCAGACCTGCGATGTAGCAGACGAGAGAAAGCATGAGTTCTGAGTCAGAGCAATTCTCTGCAAATCCCGAACCCGATGGCGACGGCGCCGGGACTTCGGTCCCTCGCAGGAGGTCATTACGGCTGGCGCTCGCATATGTTTTGTTCGTCATCATTCTCGGTATCTGGGTCGCTTCCCCGCTTCTCTCGTATTCTCATCCGATCTTTTCCTACGAGCTCGTTTGGGCCTATCTCGCCTGCTTGCTCGCCTTGTTCCTCCTTTTTTGCGCGTCCAGGGCTTCGTGGTTCGAAACGCGTGGCTTTGCCACGCTCCTCACCGTGGGGGTAAACCTCATCGGAAGCAAATTGAAAGAACTGGCGCAGGTTTCGGAGCGCAGGCGGCTGTTTGGAATTCTGTAGGACGACAACCCCGTATGTGTCACGACTTTGGAAGTGCTTATCACAAAGTGCGCATTACGTTCCTTCAGCCGACGAAAGCGTCGCCGATTCCGACTTCGAACAGGCCCGTGCTGCGAATGGACGAGAGCGCATGAGTTCTGAGTCAGAGTCATCCTCTCCGGCGATTCGCCCGAAATCTCCAACAGGGCTGAAGTACGCGATCGCCATCATCACCCTCGCGAGTCCTCGACCACCCTTGAAGACCAGAGGTTCTGATGAACCAGGCGAAAGCGCTTCTGTATCGTTTGCGTGCCACCGCTGACACTTGCAGAGCGCGGAAAGTGCGGCATGAATTCTGAGTCAGAGCCATCCGCGTCGGATGCCGGTCCCGATCGTAGCAGCGCAAAGACGTCGAGCCAGCGCAGGAGGTCAGTACGACGGGTGCTTGCATACGCTCTGTTCACGGTCATGCTCGGAATTTGGGTTCTAGGCCCGCTTCTCCTGTTTTCTCATCCGATTTTTACCCGGCAACTTCTATGGGTCTACTTCGCTTGTTTGATTGCCTTGTTCTTCCTGTTTTTGGGCGTTGCGTATCGGCTCTGGTGGAAAGAGCTTGCGATCCTTCTCGCCATTTGGGCCGTTGTTCTGATGCCTTGGTACGTAGCTCGCTTGGGGATCGACATGCCGCTGGCATGGCTTCGTGTCATCGGGTTCCGGGTCCACGCTTCGCCGATCGAAGAATACCTCTCCCGGTGCAATCTGGTTCGATTTAGCGAAAACGGCAGGGAGCAATCGGTAGGCGAATGCGAGACCATACCGGGGCAGACGGACGAACAATATGTGACCGTCTTCTACGATTCGACGGGGGAATTTATCCTGCCGTTGTCACAGCGAACGCCGGAATGGACGGCGGCGATGAGGCATTTCGAGCCAGCAGATACGCTCACGAAGTCCGAAGGCCGCGCGTCTCCCCTGTACGGCAATTTCTACGGCATTTCCCTTTCGTTTTATGACGACTGACCCCTGATAGCCGATGAAGCCTGGTTTCAAGGAAGCCCAGCAACTATGCCCGATCGAACCTTTTATGTTAAATCTTTGAAGGACAAGAAATTTACCGGCTATGTGCCGGCCCAGTTCCTGATGCGCAATGGCGCATATGTCATGAATCCAACGCCGGGCGGCTCGCAAAGGGAGACGATCTATTCCGATCTCTGGGGTAACAACGGGACCAGCGGACGCGAAGCGAATCCGAACAACTATCTAATCGTTCCCGCGAATTATACCGAGCAGAAAGCCCGGGACTTCGCGAACCGTATTGCGAAAGGCGGTCGTATCGGGGCCGGATTGGAGATGGCCAACGCTTTCACGCAAGGCGGTTCCCAGGATTTGCAGCGGCATCCACAATGGGGCATTCCGAAAGGCTCCGCGGTGAAAGCCTTCGTCGGCGGCGCTTCCAATCATCTCGGGTTTGTAACCGGTTATGCCGGCGTACCCAAGGAGTGGTCGCAGATCGGCGGCGGCGTTGCCAATACGATCAACGGCGATGTTGTCCAACCTGGCAGGAAATTATTTGGCTACAAGGCCACCGACATCGATACCAGCGGACCCTATGGTCTTTCCCGGCAAAATGACTCCAACATCTCCCAGGGCTATGCCGACGGCGTCGCCGCGCGCAAGACTCCGGCGCCCTTCGATGCGGCGCGCACGCTGCCGGCGCCGTTCGACGACTATGGTTACAACCCACAGCCCGAGCGCCGCGCGGGCCAGATCGGCGACGGCCGCGGCATCGCCGGCCTGATCGCTGCTCTGCCAGGCATCGATCCGCAGGAGCCGACGCCGCCGGTGTGGCCGCTGCCGGCGGACCGACCGATCAGATATCTTGGACGTGTACGATAGCGGTCTCGTGCCGCCGCGAGGCTAGACCATTTCCGGCTGGGTCGAATCATGACCGCGCATCCAAAGGGCCTCGTGGTTCGAGACGCGTGGCGTTGCCACGCTCCTCACCATGAGGGTCGAAGATCTCATCCAGAGGAGCGCGCTTGCGCGCGTCTCGAGGGATGAAGCCACGGTGCTGGAAAATCGGTCTAGCTGGTACTAACAAATCAGTCCGCTGTCGAGCGCGCCGTTTGAAGCGCCGGCGGCCCATCGAATTGGCTTCGTGCCAACGCCGACCCTGAGACCATCCGGGCGCCCGGCGAATAACCCAAGGGACAGGCCGAACCGGCAGCCATGCTGCCGTGCCATCGCGCGCCCGAGGTCTCTGAACTCAAATCCCATCCCGGCTCTCGCATCGAGAGCGCCCGCGCCGAACCGTTCAAGTGCGGCCAAGCCGCCGCACCGCGCCGGCACCATCAAAGGACATCACGACCATGGCACTACCGACCTCTACCTTCGTCACCTACCAGGCGGTTGGCAACCGCGAAGACCTCAGCGATATGATCTATCGCATCGACCCCACCGATACGCCGTTCATGAGCGGCGTCGACAAGGAAAAGGCGACCGCCGTCAATCACGAATGGCAGACCCAGGCGCTTGCCCCGGCCTCCAGCGCCAATGCTCAGCTCGAAGGCGACGATCCCACCACCACCACGACCACCCCGACCGTTCGCCTCGGCAACCTCTGCCAGATCTCGTACAAGGTCGCGCAGGTTTCCGGCACCCAGCAGGCGGTCGATCACGCCGGCCGCGACAACGAGCTGGCCTATCAGGAAATGCTCAAGGGTCTCGAGCTCAAGCGCGATATCGAAACCATCCTGGTCGGCACCAACCAGGCCAAGGTCACGGGCGACAGCGCGACGCCGCGCCGGACGGCCTCGATCCTGTCGTGGATCGCGTCCAACACCTCGAAGGGTAGTGCCGGCGCCCCGGCCGATCCCGCGCCGGTCGACGGCAGCGGCACGCGTACCGACGGCAGCCAGGTCGCGTTCACCGAGGCACGGCTGAAAAGCGTGCTGTCCTCGATCTGGACCAATGGCGGCAAGCCCGGCACCATCATGACCGGCGCTTTCAACAAGCAGGTGTTCTCGACCTTCACCGGCCGCGCCACCGCGATCGAGGAGGCCAAGTCGAAGAAGATCGTGGCCTCGGTCGATGCCTACGAGTCGGATTTCGGCAAGCTCAAGGTGGTGGCGAACCGCTTCCAGCGCCCGCGCGACGTGCTGGTGCTGGAAATGGACAAGTGGGCAGTGGCCTATCTCAACGGCCGCAACATGATCTCGCTGCCGCTGGCGAAGACCGGAGATTCCGAGCGCCGGCAGATTCTCGCCGAATACGCGCTGGTCGCGCGCAATGAAAAGGCAAGCGGCGGCGTGTTCGACAACACCGCGGCTTGATCCTTCGTCATCGAGTGCAGCCGGCGGGCGCGCCTTTGCGCGCGCTGGCTCGCATTCGCCCTTCCGAATTTTCTCCGGAGACCCAGCATGCCATTACCCGACCATCACACGCTCGCTACCATCGACCTCACGGCCTATACGCCGTCTTGCGGCGCGGCGCCCGTCGCGGCCTACATCCGCGTTCCGTTCCGGTGCCGGCTGTTGAAGGCAGCCGGCATCCTCGGTGGCGCCATCACCACCGCGGACGGCACCGTCACGGTAACGGTAAACTCGGCCAGCCTCGCGAGCATCGCGGTGCCGCTGGCCGGCGCCGCCGCCGGCCAGTTGTTCTCCGCCGTGCCAGCCTCGCCCGCCTATCTCGATGAGGATGACGTCATCGTGCTGACGCCATCGGGCGCGTCGGGCGCCTCGATCCCGATGCATTTTTCCATCGCCGTGAGGGCCGCATAGATGTCGTTCTTTCCCAAGCAACCGTCCTCCCGCGCGGGAGCCACCCAGACCGTCGCCTTCGACGCCAGCGCGGCGATCGCCAACGCGTTCGGTCCGGAGACCTATCAGCTTCGCCTGGTCGCGGATTCCGCCTGCTGCTACCGGATCGGCGACGGCGTGCAAACCGCAACCGCCGCCGACGCCTTGCTTCCGGCCAACACCATCGAGCACGTCATCGTCAGTCCGGGTCAGCGCCTCGCCGCGATCAAGGCCGCCAGCAACGGATTGGTTGCGGCCAGCGCCGGCACGCTGTGGATCACGGAGATGTCGTGATGGCGGGTGTGCTGATACGCCCGCATCTCGACCGCAACGGCCGGGACCTTGCGATCGAGCACGTCCAGGACGTCGCGCCGATCCTGGCCTGGAACAAGCAGGCGCGCGGCGAACCGCAATCGGGCGATTGGGGGCGCCACGTCGCGCGCATTCCCAATGTCATCTACGTCAAGTGGCTCACCGAGGAGCACGCCAGGGGCAACGGGGAGCTGCGGCTGTTCACCGCCGAATTCGACCGGATCGTGCAGCACAAGCTCGACGATCCCGAATGGGCCTATTTGCGGACCGACAGGCCGAAGCTGCAGGCCGGCTGGTCAGCGGGGATATCATGACGAAAATCGTCGACGCAGCATCGCTGCAAACAGCCATCACCGAATATCTCGCCAGGGATCAGGACTCGATCTTGATCGCGCGGATACCGACCTTCATCCAGCTCGCGGAAGCGAAATTCAACCGGCAACTGTTCGTGCGCCAGATGGAGCAGCGCGCAACGGCCGTTGCCGATACGACATCGGGCGAGCCGGAATTCATCGCGCTGCCGGCGGATTTCCAGTCGATGCGCCGGGTTCGCCTGTCGAGCGTAACGGGAAAACCCTACCTCGAGTTCAGGTCGGGTACCCAGATCGACGAATATCGCTTCCACACATCCGATGTGGCGGCGCGGCCACGTTACTTCACGGTGTTCGGCGGTGAGATCGAATTGGCACCGACGCCGGACCGCAACTACACCATCGAGATGGTGTACCGCGCGAACATTCCGCCGCTCGCAACCAATGCCAGCAATTGGCTGCTGACGCTGGCGCCCGACCTCTATCTGTACGGCACCCTGCTGGAATCGGCGCCCTACATCAAGGAAGACGGCCGCATCCAGACCTGGGGTCTTGGCCTTACCACAGCGCTCAACGATCTCAACGGCCTCGGGCTGGCGTCGAGCTTCAACGCCGGGCCGATGACGGTTCGGGTCTCCGGACAGGTATTTTAGGGGATTTACCCAATGGCATCGTTCAACAAGTTCAATTGCTTTGTCGCCGACGTTTCCCATGCGCTGCACGACATGCTGACCGGCACGGGACAGATCTACAAGGTCTATCTGAGCGCCACGGCTCCGGCCGCGTCCAACACGGTTTACAACGCGCCGGCGGATCTTCCGGCGGCAAACGGCTATAGCGCCGGCGGCAACAGCATCGGCACCATCACCGGCGCGCAGGCCGCGGGTACGTTCAAATTCATCGGCGGCAGCGATCCGGCCTGGACCGCCGTGGGCGGGTCGATCGGTCCGTTCCAATATGCCGTGCTCTACAATTCGACTTCGCCAACCAGGCCGTTGATCGGCTGGTGGGATTACGGCACGCCGATCACGTTGACCAACGGCAACACGTTCACGGTCGATATCGACCAGACCAACGGCATTTTGACGATGACCTGAACATGGCAGCTTTTCTCGATGGATGCCGGTTCAATCCGGCGGCCGGCGGCACCGCGGATTGGGCTTATCTGTCCGCCGTGAACGGCTATCAAAGTCCCGCGGCGGCCAATGTCGCCAGCGGCAGGCTTTACAAATATCGTGCCGAGAGCGCCGACCTC